TAAAAATAATCACAAAAAGACATACTAGATAGTTATGTAGTGTAAATATAAATATGTATATATAGGATAAGAAGTAAAAATATTTGTGATTTAAATTTGTAAAAATAATCATAAAAAGAAATGGTAGATAGTTATGTAGTATGAATATAAATATGTATATATAGGATAATTTGTGTATTAATATTGTAAATAATATATATATATATGTTATACTTATGAAACAAGAATATATATATCAAAGTATGATGACGTGTATAGGAAATAAAAGGAAATTAATAAATAATATAGAAGATGTAATAAAAGAAGTAAAAGAAATAGAGAAGAAGGATAAATTAGATATAATGGATGGATTTATAGGATCAGGAGTAGTATCTAGAATGTTAAGTTATCATAGTAATAAATTAATAACAAATGATTTAGAAAAATATTCACATATAATGAGTAATTGTTATTTAAATAAACCATCAAAAAAAAATCAAATAGAAATAAATAATATAATAGATGATATAAATAAAATGATAGAAAAGAAGGGATTAAAAAGTGGAGTAATAACAAAAAATTATGCTCCAAAAGATAGTGAAAATATAAAAGAAGGGGAAAGATGTTTTTATACAAATGAGAATGGTCGTCGTATAGATACAATAAGACAATATATAGATGGTATAGATAAGAAATATAGAGATTATATAATGAGTGCTTTATTAATAAAATCAAGTATTCATTGTAATACAGCAGGAATATTTAATGGTTTTTATAAATCAAATGGAATAGGGAAATGGGGTGGTAGTGGAGAGAATGCTTTAGAAAGAATAAAGGGATTAATAAGATTAAATAAAATAATATGGAATAATGAATGTAAAATAAATTATAAAGGATATAATGAAGATATAAATGAATTATTAAAAAAAGATGAAATCAGTGATTTAGATGTAATATATTTAGATCCTCCATATAATAAACATCCATATGGTAGTAATTATTTTATGTTAAATACTATAATAGATAATAAAGTAAATGATGATATATCAAAAGAATCAGGAATACCAAAAAATTGGAATAGATCAAATTATAATTCAAAAGTAAAAATCAAATCAACAATGAAAGAACTATTAGAATTATGTAAAAAAAAAACAAAATATATCATACTATCATATAATAATGAAGGTTTTATAAGTATGAATGAGTGGGAAGAACTATTAAAGGATTATAAATATAAAAAATATGAAATATTATATGATGCTTTTAAAGGTTCTCGTAATTTAAATAAAAGAAATAAAAAAGTAACAGAAATGATTTATTTAATATATTAATAATCATATAAATATAAATATGTATATATATAGTAATTAAAGTTATAATTAGGATAAAAAAAAAGTTTTTTTGTTTTTTTGTTTTTTTGTTTTTTTGTTTTTTTGTTTTTTTTTTGTTTTTTTGTTAGGTGTTTTTAGTGTATATTCCATGTTTTAGATGTATATATATCAAAAGAGAAAAGAGAGAATGTTTTAGGTCTTGGAAGTGGTGGTACGAATGTATCCATAGATTGTTTTTTTTGTTTTTTTTGTTTTTTTTGTGAATATGTGCGCTTAGACCTAGATGTAGTATTGAAACTAGCATATGGGTTAGATCTAGATGTAGGTTTGGATGATGTCCAAGTAGTAGCTTTGGTGATGGTATTCATATTGTGTTTATATGTGATGAATGAGAAATCAATTTATAGATGTGATATGGATGTAAATATAAAAAAGTATGTTTTTGTTTTTTTGTTTTTTTGTTTTTTTGTTTTTTTTGTTTTTTTTGTGTGTTTTATTTATGATGGAGTACAGACAGAACATGACCTGTCTTCAAGTGGAATCCGGATGGGTTTGCCTATATTAGGGCGATTTCTCTTGCGCTTAAGAGATTTCTTCTCTGGTGAGGCGATGATAGGGAGTTCGGGGTCTTTTTTTTTTACAATCATATTCTGTTGAATACCAGCATCAGGATACATAACAGGAGAGTTTTCACTCTCTGGTTTGCCATATATCCATCTTTGGGTGAGTGAGCCAGTGGAGTCATAGACTTCCTGGAAAGGTTCTACATCTGATGTAGATTTGACATAGACACATACACCAGTGGGTGTCTCAACCCATGCGCTATCGTGTTGATAGATGAGTTGTGTGTGTTCTTCATTCCACTTCATCTTAGGAAGCTTGACAAAAGTCTTGACAAACTCAAGGTCGTCAGCCCAGCGGACTGTCTTCTTGGGCTTGATGAGCATCATCTCGAGAGTCATACCGTTGTAAACGTCTTTCATCTTTGAATGTGTGTTATAGATGTCATATTAGAAATCAATTTGAAATTTTATTATACAAGTATCATATATAAGTTTAATATACAAATATCATATATAAGTTTTATATATAATTATATACAAGTATCATAATAAAAATAAATTGATTTTTGATGGAATGAAATCAAACATACATAAGATGAACTCTATCGCAAACATTGTTAAGACAATTGAAGGAATTAAGATTCCAAAGTGTGACAGACAGGCAAGTCATCTGTTCAAACTAGCGGAATCTGGTGAAGTAGCCGATAAGGTGAATATGATGAGAGCATTCACAGTTCGAGACCTGCTTAAGGAAAGTCCTAATAGTTGGACTCTGGAGTATTTCTATGAACTTTATGGAAATCTGTGTGAGGATGAAGAAAATGAAGAAAAGAGGCTGACAGTGATTGCTGCCCATCTTTCAGAGGAACAGATGGCATCATTCTTCGGATACTAGAAAGATAGAAGAAAATATATAGAAAAAAACAAAAAAACGAAAAAAAAGAAAAAGACAAAAAAAACATTTTTTTACCTAAACTACTATCTTTTTGATTTATGAGATTCTAAAATTGATTTTGTTTTTTTGAAGTATAAACACACATATAATGAAGGTCATCAAACAGTTCCCAAATGTATCGCTAGGTGATATTGCTGAGTCTATGTTCATAGAACATATTCCTCATGTGACAGCAAAAGATATTCTAAATAGTGAAGTAGATGATTCATATATAGTACAAACAGATGAATGGCTACAAACTGTAAGTAATTATGAAAGTGATACACGAGTATCAAAAAGAGGAGGTCAAGCAATGAAGGATTATTTTAAAATCGTAATTGTAGGAGAAGAAAAAGAAAAAAAACTAACAAAAGAATATGATAGACGTAAAATCTCAAAACTAGTAGCGAAAAAATGTAAAAGAAATAGAAGTAATAAGTATAGTGATAGAACATTTTAAATCAAACAAAAATAAAGTTTAAATCAAAAAGATAGTAGTTTAAAATAGAAAAAAGTAAAAAAAATTATTTTTTTTTTTGATAAAACTAGAATCTTTTTGATTTAAACTTTTTTCTAAAAAGTTTGTTTTTTCTAAAAAGTTTAAAAAGTTTAAAAAGTATGATAAGAACAGAAAATATTAATAGTAAAAGATAATGAAACAATTAATAATGAAGAAATAAATAAGAATATAAGAGTTAATGAAATACAAAATATATAGAGTTCTTTGAGAATATTAATGATGTTTATCATAATTGATATGTATATATGTATAGTAATCAATTTAAAGTGCTATCTATCTGATGTCTAATTTGATGAATCTGTTGTTGATGTTGTTTTTGTTCGACTTGTAATTTTATATTAGTTTGCCTAAGTTCTTGTTTTAATAATCTATTTTCTAATTCTAATTGATTAATGTGTTCTAACATTGCATTGTTCTGGTTTTTGCGTTCTAATACTCGAATCCTAGTTTTCTCTAAATGTTCTTGTGTAAGTTTTTTTATTCTAACAACCTTTTTAGCTTTATACATATCTATAAGGGACTTAATAATATCTTTGTGTGTTTTAGATAATCTAGCAAATAAAAATGGTTGTTCGTTCTTTATTAGACTTATAACACTATTAGCTACATCAGTAGGTTCATTATAGAGAACCTCTTGTGTCCTCTTTCGCTTTCTTTGTTTAGAACAATCTTGTGTGATTTGATTGTTTGGTGTAATAGACATAGAGCTGAAAAGTGTGTTGAGAAACATATTTGAATAAATAGGAATAAAACTAAATCAATTTAATATGATATTTGTATATAAAAGTTTGTATATAATATTTATATATAATATTTGTATATAATATTTGTATATATAAAAATAAAAAAAAAATTGATTATTGATAACTGATAATAAATGACTAATATGACATGTATAACTTTCACACAATTCCCAAAAAAAGAAGTTTGTCATAGTATAAAAGAACATTTGAATAATAATATTAATGAAGATGATATTAATATAAATGGTGACTTACTAACATTTAAATATATGATAAAAAATACAATAAAAGAAACAGTTATAAATCAGATTTTAGGAAAAAAAATTGGTGGTGAAGGAATATATAAAAATCATATATTAATTTATCCTATTAAGATTGAAAGGGGTTATAAAGATATAATTAACAATAATAATGATTTTATTAATTATATTGACAATGAAATTTTAGGAAAACATAAATCTTTTAATTGGAAAGAAATGTTTGAATATTTTAAAAATAAAAAAATAAAAAAAATAGAATGTAATGATAATGCTCACATAAAAGATTTAGTAGTAAAATCAAATAATGAAAATATTACATTAAAAAATAGAATTGATGAATTGGAACGTGAAAATGCTTTATTAAAAATTACAAAATATAATAATTCTTCAAAAAATGAACGTATTACTAATGAATTGAATAATAAAATAAAAGAAAAAGATGAAAGAGTTTTAAAATTAGAAACTATGTATTTTAAATCACAAGAAATACACCACAAGACAGAAGAAAATTATTTAAAACAAATAGAAGAATTAAGGAAAGAAGTAGATATATTAAGAAGAAGATAATTTAAACTTTTTAGGAAAAAGTTTTATCAAAAATAAAGTTTAAATCAAATAATTTTTTTGATAAAACTAGAATCTTTTTGATAAAACTTTTTTCTAAAAAGTTTGTTTGTTTAATAATTCATGATTAATAATTCATTTTCTTTTTGTCTTAAAGAACTATTAGGGCATAAACCTCTAGCAATATTGATTTTTTTTACAGTAAATTTATTTTTAGGAAAATGTTGTCTAATAAATTTAGTATTAGAATTAGATAACATAAATTTACAACCAATTTTATCTAAATAATAACATAAATCAACTAAATTTTTAAAATCATTATAATTCCAAATATTTTTAGAATATTTAATAGAACATTGTTTAATATCATCAGGAACATATGGTGGATCTAAATAAATAAAATCATTTTTTTTAACATTTTTAAGAAAAAGTAAATAATCTTGATTTTTAATTTTAGTATTATTTTTTAATTTATTATGTAAATTAATAATATTTTTAGTATCAGATATATTAGGATTATTTAATTTACCAAAACCAGATGTATTTAAATCATATTTATTCATTTGCATTAAACCATTATAACAAGTTTTATTAATAAAAATATATAAAGCAGCTCTATTTATTGTATATTTATTTTTAAGTTTATTAAAATCATCTCTTTTTTTTAAATAATATGATTTTTTATCATCTGAATTAATATATTCATTATATAATTTATTTAATATATTTATAATTTTAGTATGATTATTTTTTATATATTTATATATAGATATTAAATCTTTATTACTATCATTAATATAAGCAATTTTATTATATGGTATATATAAATATACAATAGCACTTCCTAAAAAAGGTTCATAATAATTATTATAATTTTTAGGTAAATTATCAATAATATGATTTATTATTCTTTTTTTACTACCTACCCATCTTAATATACTTTTAGAATTTGACATAATATATAAAATATTTAAATTTAAAAAGTTTGTTTTATTAGATTTTTTATATGACTATTCCAATATTTTGTTTCTCCAAAAAATCTAAATAGATTTTCTTCTTGTGAAATTCTGTTATTTATATTTCTACCAAATAAATTAGAAGCTTTAAATAAAACCTTATTAGTTCCATAACGAAAAATTTTATTATTATCAAATATATATTTTAATAACATTTCGATTTGCCATACATCTGATGGTATATTTTGTATAAATAATAAACTTTCTATAAAATTTATATTAATAATATATGTACCATCATTCCAAGAATATATATCAGATTTTTTAAAATCTCTACTATCATATTTATAAATTTCTACATTATTTATTTTAATAGTATCAATTGGTATTAGATTTGTTTTAGGTTTTGCTTCTTCTCCAAAAATATGTAAATATTCAATATTATTGTTAATTTTATAAGTTTCAATTATATCATCTAAATCTTTTAAGTTATTAATATTTTCATTTGAATTTATACCATGTTGGTCATCTTGTATTTGACAAATATCAGTACAATTTAATTGTTTAGATTTTATTATAATATTTTTGTAACATTCTAAATAAGAACAATTATTAAATTGTATTAAAATTAATTTGTCTTCATTATATATTTTTTTTAATATTTTAGTTGATTCTTCGTAAATATAATCAGGACAATTATGAAATGAAAATATTATATATTTACATTTATTTCTTAAATAATTTCCAATCATATCATATTTCAATAGTTGTATATTTATTATACGCTCTGAACCATATGTTTGCGTCCATGATATAATATTCTTCATATTTTATATAAATAATATTTTATTAAATTATAATCTTTAAACTTTTTAATAAAACAAACTTTTTAAACTTTTTAGGAAAAAGTTTTATCAAAAAAATTATTTGATTTAAACTTTATTTTTGATAAAACTTTTTTCTAAAAAGTTTGTTTATAATCTCTATTAAAATATTCTAATGGAACAAAATACCATTCAGTTGGTTTTTCATTAGAACACATCCAATATCCTTCTTGTTTTGCTCCATCAGCAATTCCATCACCCCAACTTTCAGGATTTTCATATTGTCCATATTTTGTATCATCTATATTAGCTTTAAATGCTTTACCTTTTCCTTTACTTTTAACTTGTCTTTCTTGATACATTTTATCCCATAAACATATTTCAATTTCACTTCCATCCATTTCTTCATATCTTTTAATAAAATCATCATATGGAATAAAATACTTTTGTTTATATTCTGTACTGTTTTTTAAATTTTCACTAATTACAATAAATATTCCTTCATCTGGTACTCTACGAGATACTTCTTTTTTAATAGTATCACCACAATCAATATATGTATCAATAGTATATCCATTTCGAGCAACATATACATTTTTTGTAGCAGTTTTTTCAGTATTTACTGGTTTATCTCTCAAACCAGCACAAGCAACATTATAAGCTTCATTCAAATTATATTGGGATGTAGGAGCAGTAGTCATCTTTACATATCTAAAAAAAAAATCAATTTTAAACAAACTTTTTAAGAAAAAGTTTTATCAAAAAAATTATTTGATTTAAACTTTATTTTTGATAAAACTAGAATCTTTTTGATTTAAACTTTATTTTTGATAAAACTTTTTTCTAAAAAGTTTAATTAAGTATTTCTGATAACATTGAATTATCATCAATAGAATATATGTATAAAATACGAGTTAATATACCTTTATCAGTATACCAATATCTACCCTTTCCATCAGATTCAATATAACCTTTATTCTTTAAACTTCTTAATTTATTATAAACATTATTTTTATTAATTGTGTAGTTTATATCAGAAATAGTAAACTCTGTTGATGTATTAGGACAATTCATAAATAGCTGGTTCTCACAATAAGGAAGGGGTGTGTGTGTTGTCATCTTAACACTCAACTATTTTAAATCAATTTTAAAAAAATAATTTTTTTTGTTTTTTTGGGTTGTTTTTTGTTTTTTTTTATCTTTTTGTTGTTTTCTACTTATGCTTATTATAGTAGTTATTCTTATACTTCTCTGACTTTTGGGACCATTTCTTCTTGGTTCCACCATTTTTAATATACAACTTGTATCCCTTGCCTCGAGATGTTTGTTTTCTTTTAGGTTTACGAGCTACTACCTCCAACTCTGAGTCTGAGTCAGATTCAGATTCAGACTCAGACTCCTCAGACTCGGATTCTTCTTCTGAAGACTCTTCTTCTGAGTCAGATTCTTCTTCAGGGTCAGATTCTTCTTTTGGTGTGTCTTTGTTAAGACCTCCAATTAGACGAAGAATCTGTTTCATCTCACTTGCTGTGGGTGTGTGTCCCTGTGCCTTAGTGAGAGAATCAATGAGAGTAGCAAT